CTGGCGTAGGTTTATTTGTAAGCCTGTCTAACTCAAGATTATATGAACCCATCAAAGCTATTTGCCTGTTGAACCTCTCGACTTGATGAAACATACCTGCTGAAATTATTTGGAATCTATCAAGGATACCAGTTCCTCGCTTAGTACCCTCTATACCAAGAGTATCAAAGAATATTGATCTGTTTAGCTGTCCTTGTTGCTCTGCAACCTCGACTAGCTTTTGCATGGTTTTTAATTTTTCTATAAAACCTTTTGAGTACTTGCCATCTTTTAGTACGCTATCTTTTATCTGGTAATTACCCTGCGCATCTAATTGGAAATAATTATCAATAGATGGGGCTGCAGCTACATCTTTGTATATACTACCCTTAACACGTTTAGACAAACGTATCTTATTACTGAAACCACTATTTGTGTAGAAACGAGCTGCGTCTATAAACGCTTTACTTGATTTTAAATAACCGAACCTACCGCCTAGCATCGGAGCCATAACAAGTGGTATTTGTGATAGGTTAACAATAGCAGAGGAAGCGTTCAACCCCAGTGTAAATGTAAAAGCAAACCTGTTACCAAGTATAGCTAATGCATCTGGAGGGGGGTTCATAGCAAACCTTCCTCGCTCTATCAGGCTTTCTATGATAGCTCCTTTTGTGCTATCACGGTCTACTTTCATATCTAAAAGCCTGTCTATTTCTTTTCTAAACAAGTCTGCGTATCTTATCTTTTCTACTTGCCTAGCGAGATCATAACCTTTTGTTTTTAGACCGTATATTATGTCTTGGTTGTACCCCAGAGTTCCTTCTCTTTTAGCGAAAGACTTGGCAAAGCTAGATTCTGGCAGAGCTTCTATAAATAACTGTAGCAAAGAGTCTCTTGTCTCTTGTGGTATCTTCGTCTTTGAACCATCTAATACTTTTAACATTTCTGCCATAAAAGATGTAGATGGTGGATTTTTGTATGCTCTATTGTATTGTGATGGTTTCTCAAAAGACTCTATATTATTAACTCCGTACCCACTTTGTAATCTTTTTACTGCTCTTCTTCTTTGATTTATACTTTCAAACGCCATTACGACACGTTCTTCTTTGTTAAACTTTTCGTCAAACACATCGAATGCAAGCCAATACTGGCCTTTTCTAACTAGAGGTATGTAGGGTTCAAGTTTTGCCTTCTCAAATAACTTACTGAATATTTGACTTTTTAACTTGTTTTTTGTTCCTTGGTCTATAGGACTACCGTCTTCTCCTGTAAGATTATTTATTTTACCTTCAATAGTTTTCTTTAGTTTCTCAAATAAACTTTTGTATTCAGCTACAACAAGTTTAAAAGCTTGTTTACTATCTGGGTCGAGAGTTTCGTAATCTTTTTTCACTATCTCCCAATTTTGAAACTCTTCGGTATTTTGTCCGTATTTATCAATAGCTTGTTTTCTATCCAATGTAGGATCTACCTGTAGCCTAGTAGCGTCTGTGGACATTTCGTTAAACTTATCCATTTTAGCTTTAGGCACTAATGATTTTATTGATTCTATAGTACCTTCTACAGATTGTTGCGCCTTGTTAATATCACCCTGTTGCCCCCTAAGTAAGGTATCCATAGTATATGCTTCATCTATACCTGCATTACCTGCAAAATCACTTACTGCATTAGAAGGTAGAAATCTAAAAAATATATCCCGCCCTTTTTTAGACATGAATGACAGTATACCCATAGACTCTTCTATGTACTCTTTAGTAGCTGTTTGACTAGGGCTAGGAAAATTAGATGATACTTCTTGTATGTTTTTCATAAACTTTCTTATAGGGGTAAAGTTTAATCTTTTACCTTCTGCGACTTCTTGAGAGGGAGCAATAAGATTTTCAAGTATTTCCATTGATTCATCAAACACGGTAGTGGGTTTGACATTTGGTTCTCCACCTATTCTACCATTTAGGAAACCTACTATGTTGTTTTTAAATCTATCCCATAGAGATACTTTAATTGCAGGAGCTTCTTTACGAGGGGATTTTATTTCTTGCAGGGTGCTTCTAAAACTAACATTGCTTAAAGCTTCTGAAAGAAAATCATCTAAGGAGACAATACTTACATCTCCCCCAAGAGTATCCTTAACATCTTTATGTAGTAATTTAAGACGACTTACAAACGCTTGTGCTTTAGGATCTCTCAACGCTTTGTATGTCACAGCATGTATAAGTTCATGCAGTATAACATGTGTATTCATACCCTGTTGGCTATTAAGGTATATCGTGTTTTCTTTAGGATCATACGCACCATATGGAATATCGTCACCTAGTTTTGTATTTTCTTTTACAACAAATACGCGTGGGTTGCCCATATCGTTAATTAATCTTCTAAGAAGTTTTTCTACCGTTCTATTAGCGTTCTTAAAGTAATTTGATGTTTCTTTTGCATCTATTAAATCCTGTAAGGCTTCTTTAAATAGAGCTGGGTCTTTATTTTTAGCTGATTGTCTTATCTTTGCACTTACGTTTGCAGGTAACTCTCTCCCCTTTACAAGATCTTTTTTGTATTCGGACTTTGACAAGGCTATTTGTTTTCTGTAACCCGCAATTTCTTTGCTTATTTGTTCATTTAAATAAACATTTGCTTCTTTCGATAGATTTTTTGATACCCATTCTTTGGCTAACAGAGCATTAGTTGTACCCGTGCCTTTATAAAATTCTTTATCAAAACGTGGATAATCAGTTGTTCGTATCGTAGCAGACCCCTCTGCTATATCAGACGCAATATTATCTAACACAGCTTGAGGGTAAGCTGATCGTCTAAAATACATTTGTGCTTTGCCTGCTGGGTTTGATTTGTCTCTAGTTGTTAAGGCTTTTTTAGTTAGACTAAGTATTTCTCTAAAATCATCATAAGTCGCAGGATCATTTATTTTAATTTTCTTTGGATCTTTAGGATCTACTTCTTCTCTGTAAGCTTTACCATCTTTACCCACTTCAGGCATTGCATATTGATCTACACCCTCTTTGTCAGTTTTAGGCGCTACTGCTAAATTTTTCTGTAAGTCTTCTATAACTTTTAGTTTATATTCACCTTCTTTTTTCTGCCTTAATTTTCTATTCGCTTCTTTTATAACTTCGTTAGGGTCTTCAAACTTGCTACCTTTTAATTTTTTGGTAGGAACTTGAGCATTTTTGTTTATAACATCAGTACGTGCCATAAAAGATCCAAACCCTTCAGCCTCTTTACCTAACGAGTTTAACCCACTTTTAAAATCTTCTGGACTCATGTCTATACCCAAAGCATCTGCTGTAGCTACGTTGTCTTTTACAACATCATTGTTAGTAGCCATTTCCATGCGGTCTCGTATGTAATCATCAAGATCTGAGCTTAGATTAGGTCTTGATTCAGCATCTGGGTCAACAGCATCATCAGTTATACCAAACTTCCCTGAATCTTTTTTATCAATGTCTTCTTCAGCAGTAGCAGCGCGACCCTGATCTTCAATGATTTCTTCTTTAGGAGTAGCAGCGCCAGTGTCTTCATCAATTTCAATACCGTATTTTTGTTTTAGTTCGTTAAACGCTTTATTTATACGTTTATCACCTGCAGGTGCTTTTGGTAAATATATACCATTGTCAGTAAATATTTTTCTTGTTTGGATGGGTAGAATCGTATCAACAAGATCATCAGGATCTACATTTTGAATAAAATTTAAAGAGCGATTTTTTAGTGATGTGTCTTCTTGCTCTTGGACTCCATCTGTTTCTCCAGCAGGTCTTCCACGATCTCCCAATCCAACGGATGTAGATGATGCAACTCCTTTGGTATCGTTGCTTGGGAGTTCTCCAACCACGTTTTGTATACTACTTGAAACGCCAACTCCAGTTGTTTCTTCGTCAGTTTGCTTGATATCATCTTTTTTTCGCGCTAATAACGTTTCTTTTATTTTTTCTTTTAAAAAGTTTTGTTCATCTGTTAAAGGTTTTTTGAGTTTACCTTCTTCAGATAACGTACCTTTAAGATTTTTATAGGTATCATCTATTGTAGGTACTGTTTCTTTAGTTTCAACTGTTTCTTTTGGTTTTGCTTTTGGGCTTGGTGCGGTTATTTTTTTTGGTGGAGGTTGTTGTATCTTTTCTTCAATATCAGAATCAGTTACACTGCCACGTTTTCTAACCGCAAGGTCTAATATTCCTTGTACAAATGCACCTACAGCTCCGCCATACGCAGCCTCTTCACCAGTTTGCTCAAACAAGTCTTGTTGTGGGTTGTAACCTTTTGCAATAGCATTTTGTAAAATACCTGCTACAGCTTCTTGCCCACCTTCTATACCTCCTGATGCTGCAGCCCTATAGGCTCTTTTAAATAAACTAGCTCTTTCTCCAGGACTAAGAACTTTTAACAATTTAATTGGCAAGAGTTCTGTAAGACCAACAGCCCCACCTAAAAGAGCAGCTTTGTTTCTTTCTTCTTGTGTTGTGCCAAAAGCTCGCGCTCTTTCACTTGCTTCCCCTGCTCCTGCTCCTATTGCTGTAGATGCTGCTAAAGGAAGTCCAACATATGGTAGTAAAGATGTTATACCTAATGCACCAAAAGAACCTAATGCCTCACCAAACCTACGAGGTACAGAGTCTTCTAATCCTGGCGCAGCTTTAGTAGCATCTAATTCAAAAAAATCTTTTACACCTTTTCTAGCTTTTAATTCTGTTTCTTCACCAAAAGGAGTTATAGCGCCAAGAGCTGCCGACTCAAACATTTGTACTGCCCCTGCCCTTGTTCCTTTTTGGAACTCGTTTAGTAAGGAAAGTATCCCAGGATCAGTTTTTGTTTGTCTAGTTAGGTAAGGAGATATGTAAGGTGTGGAGGTAGGTGTTACAGTAGACTGTCGTTTTTGTTGTTGTTTTCTAGAATATAGATCAACTAATTCATTCCAAGT